TTCAGCCACGCCTCCTCGGTTTTGTACAGAAGCCTGCTTTTGGGGACTTTTTCTTCCGGTTCGCGCATAAGACTAATGATGATGATAAGAGTCTTCTTAATCTTTTTTAATCTAGTATATATATATCTAAGGATGGGGTTGCCTAAGACAACCCCCCTTGGGTTTCCTGAGACCACCCCCAAAGGTTGCCTAAGACAACCCCAAACCTTCCCTGAAGCAACCTTTCCTCAGGTAACCCCCGATGAAAATCCATATGCTGTGAGCGGCAGGGGTTGACACCGTCCCTATGTTTTGTCAGGTCAAAACACGTTGATGAACGACGCACCTTCAGTGCCTTCCGGGCCGCTCCATTCGGTCCATCGTCCGTGGGATTACAAAAACGGTTGGGTCCGGGCTCCAATCCGCGAAATCGTTTGCAACAGCTCCCTCTCCAAGCAGGCTCGACTGCTCTGGCTTTGGCTCGCATCTCTCAAGGAGGGTAGTCCCGACTACACCTGGAAAGATTGCGAGATCGAACTCGACTGCCAAACCAAGGCGCGGAAAAACTGCCTCGGTCAACTCATATCTCAAGGATTTCTTGAGATTTCCGACGAGGGCATCGCAATCTTAAAAGATCCTTATATTGCTTACAGCTCAAAAAAACTCGACAGCGAAAGAAAAATTTTAACATCACGTAGTCAAATTAGGCATATTGAGGTAAGTGAAATCGCTTTACATAAAGAAGAGATTGTAAAAGTTGAAGAGAAGCCTAAAAAAACAACCCCAGTCTCAACAGTACAACGACCCACCGAAAATGATCGACAACGTTGTATCGATAGCTGGAATTTTTATAAACCTGACACATATAGTAGCTTAAATAGTTTTGGAAATGATCGCTGGCAAGCACTAGTCAGTCATATGTCTAACCTTAATTATGATAAAAATGATGTCGAAGGTTTTATTAAAATAATTTGTAAAGGTTTAAATAAAGATGATTGGTGGGTAAAAGAATGTACCAATCGTTCATATGAAGGGATATTTGGATCAGGTAAAGTACAGGAGAAAAAAAGAGGCAATGTGCAAAAATTTTACGATCTTGGATTGGTAAACGATGAAGCCCAACAAGTCCTACTAAAGGAAACAAAAGAAACTTTTAATAACGAATTGGCTAACTTGAAATATAGACTTGATCTTGCTAAAGCCAGAAGAAATCAATTAGAAATTGATAAATGGCAAGCGGAAATCGACAAATTCTCTGAAACCATTTTTAACCAGGAAACTGCTCAAAATGAACCCTGACTCTAATCTTCCCTATTACATCAATAAGGCAGCCGAGCTTGCTCTGCTTCAAATTGAAAACGGCAAGGTAACCAAAGTTAATAAAGATGCAGTCAATACTGTTATGTCGACTGTTCGGATTGTCGAGAAACTACAACCATCGACCATCGCCGACCGAGATGAAACTCAAACACAAGAATCTATAGTTCTGTCCAGGGTTCTAGGTAGCGCCTCGGGTGTCGCACGCGAATTGTGGTCACAATTTAGAACTGCTTTCGGCGTTGGTCATGGACAAGAACTTCCCCCCAGCCTTTGGTCGATAAATGTATTGCGCATAATCGCAAAAGAAATCGATCTCACCTTTATCGGTGAACGCACTGGAAAAATAATCTCTCCTACAAGTCTTATCACAGGCTACGAAAATTTACCACAAAAAGAATTAGAAGTACCCTTTTCTGATTTCTGTACAACAATTTCTGAATTGTCATCACTTTCCGCTATGCGTGTTTTCGGCGATGCTGATTCAGAATGGAATACAGCATTAGATATTTTAAAACAAAAACGAGTATTATCTCTTTATAAAGATACATTATATCAAGCATCTCAATACTTGAAGACTGATCCAAACTTAGAGTCAGCGCATGAATTCGTCCATAAACGAATCATGGAAGGGATTGGCATGCTGAGTGGAACAATCGGGAATCAAGGCCAAATTGTAGATCTTACCGAAGCCATCGCAGGTGATCCAGGAAATGGCCGACTGAACTGGGCCGATTATATCCTTAACGCTAAAGAGCAAGACGCACCCATCCCGACCGGAGTTCCCGCCTTTGATTTGGACATAGAAGGTGGTGTCACCAAGCCTCGTCCCGGTGTGCCAAGGGCTGGCCGACTAATGGTTATTGCCGCTCGAACAGGCGTTGGTAAAACCGCCTTGGGCGTTCAAATAGCATCCTCACTCGGTCTTGGCGGCTTAAAGGTAGGATTTATCTCAGCAGAACTTGATGCACGCTCAATTGAAGCTCGAATCATTGCAAACATTAGTAAAGCCACTTTTAAACCACATTGGTCAACAACTAATGGACTGGGCCACGTAACTGTTGGTGAGTTAGAACTTCCTGGCGCAACAAAGGCTCAACATAAAGTTGCAGAAATTGTTGCATATGTTGCTCAAGAATTAGAAAAAGTAGGTGGCAAAATTTTAGTTGAAGCACCATGGGGTGCTTGTGTTGACGCATGCATTAATACAATGCGCAGCATGAAAGCAAAAGACCCAGAACTTCGTGCTATTGTAATTGATCACTTCCATGCCTTAGCACGTCATAAAGGTAGTTCAACAACTAATCCAAGTTCAATGTTAGAGGATAGAGCTTATAAACTTATGACGGCAGCTAAGGAATTGGATGTTGATCTATTTGTTTTGGCTCAAACCAACAGGGTCGGGCTCGAAAACTTTGGATCCGATAAAGAGCCTCAACTGAATGAAATCCGTGGAACAGACGCTCTCTCGCACGTTGCCCATGCCGCCTGGATTATCAGAAGGCAGCCATCAAGTGATGATAAAAAGGATCAGCATAGACCCCTAGAAGTATGGCATTCTAAGGTTAGAGGAAGGCAAGCAGTATGGAATCATGATCTCGGCATCCTTGAAAGTGTCAAAGGATTTTGCAGTAAAAGTTTAGTTACACTGCATTATGAAACGGCATCCGTTCAATCTGATGATACTGGAATACAGGTTCAGGATATGAACAAACCAAGAGTTTCATTGGGACTATGAAATGAAAGGCTATCTATTTACATTGGTTGCATCCTCAAGTAATCTGATTACTTCTGCTATACAAGCATTAGCCGATTGGCTTATTTTTGTTAACTCGGAAACAGGTTTCCTTATTCTTAAGATGTTAGATAAAAACAGAATAAATCATGCGACATCTATTATAGAACAGCAAGAAGAAATCACTGAATTAAATGTTCTATCTCAAATTAATCTAGTTGTTGAAGATGCCGTCATTCAAGGCGAATGGAATCAAGATCATGAAAACGATCTAAATATAATTGCAAATATCCTTTTTAATGATCATGATTGGAAAGAATCCAGAATCCAATCCTATATTCACGGCATGATTAACGATGCAGATGCTAGAATAAATTCAAGTCGTGGTTAATAAAATGCGACTTTGCGGATTCCGTTCTGGTGTTCTAGTCACCGAAGAAGTAAACGATCATACTCTTGCCGACAAAAGAGCCTATTTAATTTCAGAAGGGTTTACAACTTGGGTTGCTAATGAAGTGTTTCCAGGTATGAGAGAATTCCATTCCGGCGGATATATGCCGAACAAACCCAGCCAATCGGCTTGATGTAATAACGTATTTCTCCATTTTCAGGATTAATGACCTGCGCTGGCGGAAGAGCAACTCCGGTCGATTCTAGATTAACGCCATTCCACATATATCCAGGCAGGAATGGTATTAATACTTGTTGATTTGTCATTATACTAATCTCGCTTGTGAGAAATCATAATACCAGCCATCAGACTTACTGGCGATCAACCATCTCTTCATTAAATTGGTTCTGGTATACTTTTGATTTTTTCCATCATTAGGATCCGTTTTTACATATCCACCATTAATTACATCCAATTCACCAAATGGATCATGAACATAGAAATACTTTTCATTATAACCAATCAGCAAAATCCAGTGACCACCACCACTGGGTGACCCAACAGATCCCTTATGCAAAATTCCAACAGGAATAGGATAGCCCTTATCTAAAATCCTAATTAAATCTTTTTCTGAACCATCCATCAAAAATTTTACATTTTCAATGCCATTCGCTTTAAGAGCTTTCATTTGCGCAATTTGCGAAACTGTGTCTCCATACTTGAATACCTCCAGCAACCAGCTATCATCATCTCCATCGATTACCTCGGGGAAAATATATTCTATTGCCATTGAGATACAACTGGATTGGCACATTCTTTCGCCATGACCCGTTGTACTATTTCTTTGGTAATAATAGGGAACTTTCAAGGGGAACTCGCTAGAGCTCTTTCCGGGCGTCTCCAAGCTCCCCCTGTAAAGAGTTTCAAAGGTCTTGATCTGATCAGCCGTCAAGGTTGCTTGCAGCCTGTCCCAGGCCTCAACCTGATGGGGTTTCTCCTCATAATATTTAGCAGCATCCCTTAACTTGATGCCCTTGCTTGGCGTGTCTTTTGTAGTCGCAGCCGTAATCGGCGCGTTCTCTTTCATTAATGTAATTAGTAATTTGCTATACTCTGGATCAGTGGCGTAACCTTGCTTTTCAAGTTCGATTGCCGCAGCCTCTCGATTGGCCGCTCTGTCTACACCCTGGTAACCCTGATAATCCTTATACCACCTATCTGCAATATATTTAATGCAATCCTTGGGGGTATCGAAATCCATGAATTCGTCATCTATGAATACCTCTTTACCGTTATATACTTCTCTTGTTCTTTTAACAGTTCCTTTACCCTTTAAACCAAAAAAATTATTCTTGCCGGACTCATACTTGCCATATCCGCTTTCCAACGCCCACTGCGCAGCCAGAAGATCGTAATATTTTACGCCCAAATCTTTTGCAATTAATGCAATATCTTGCCAGTTAAGAGCTGACATGACAGAAACTCAAGGCGACAGTTATGCCGCATAGTCTCCCTATTTTTTCGCAATCTTTGTAAAAATACCAGCAGCCATTTCAATTACTTTGTATATTTTCCCTGCGACCTCATCATCTTTTGGAGTTGGAGTCATGTTTACAATAACAACCGCTGCTGCATGCAGTGTCATTAATACAGCAAACACATCCGTATGATTTTCAAGCAACCAAGCAAAAAAGCCCATGGTCCTTATGCGATCGATTTAGTTTGCCAACCAATCAACGTCTCTTCATTTCTAAATCTCGCACCCTTCTTTCTAGCTCATTGATACGATCCTTTGAATCAACCTTTAGCTCCTGGATGTCACGAATAACACTGGACATGTGACTGTCAAGCTTCGCCACTTGCACAAATAAACCCGCCAAACCTATGCAAGCAGCACCAAGTAGAATTGGTACAGAGTTCTCGATTATCCCAAATACGGGCGATTCAGACTCTTTCATGGTATTTGGTTGACTATTTATTCTACCTCATTTACTGAAATTCTTCATCTGTTATTTTTCTTCTCCTACTGCTCGAAGGTTTTGCTTCTTGATCTATTCCATTATTATCATCAAATTGTATTGTGTCAAGCAGTTTATTGATAGCATCACCCGCTAATCCCATGAGTATTTGATTTTCAGTTTTAACGGCAATGGCATAAGCCTGTATAAATGCGGTTAACTGTGCTTTATTGCAATACATAAGCTCTATGATAATCTAATAATTATTGTATCGTAATATTTACCTTGTTAGATAAACTGGCAACTTTGATCGATCTGACATCAAAGACGAAAACTCTTCCGTTGAACTGATCGTATAGCTTATACCTCCAACCTCTACGATGGATTCCGTACCATCATTTTTTGAGAAAAACCTTGCCATCAAAAGTGTTAATTGAAACTTTCCCTAAGGCAATTTGCGCAGTTGTGGGGATAGACCCAGACGTAGCTGATCTGCGTAATTTAACAGTGTTTGCCATTTGGCAGTCTTCTTCAGGCTATTTAGCGGGACCCAACTGACTATGTAGCCAGTATAATCAACTATATTCTACCTTCTGCTATCTATTAATAAGTGCCACCATCAATATCAAAACCAGATGCAGTGTCATCTTTTAAGAACGTAACCAGATCGCTCAAAGCAACCTGCACCATACTGCCAGCATCGTTAACAACAAATCTATCGGTAGCAGCAAGTGTGGTTGCGGTTGCACTTGTTGAACCATCAATTGACTGAACTTCCGCTGCTGTTAAAATAGCCAAGGCACTGGCAGTCGCCGACCCCATGCCAGCTAGGGTACTCAGTTCAGCATTGTATGCTTGAACATCAGTGCCAATAGCCAATCCGAGATTTGTCCTTGCTGTACCAGCATCCGTCGCACCGGTACCGCCGTTTGCAATCGCAATCGATGTGCCATTCCAAGTTCCGGTCGTAATTGTACCCAGGGTCGTAATACTTGATTGCCCAATATAAGTAGCGGCAATATCGACCGAATCGGCTGCAACAGTTATGCGATCAGTGGTTCCCCCAACATTAAAGGTATTGCCCGATTTGGTTAAACCATCACCTGCGGCGATTTGACCTGCACCAGAAAACTGGGTAAAGCTAATGGCAGTACTGCCAATTGTTATAGGTAAATCCGTCGTGCAAACAAAACCATTATCTGCATTGGTGGATCCCTCTGAAACAAAGATAAATGATCCCGGTAATTCGGTATCTTGATCGAAATCAGTAGAACGAGTTAATACATATGGATTACTGGCATTTCCAACTGTGGTTACGTCGTAGACGCCATTGTATGGAGCATTACCAGAGGTTTCATTTTTAATTAAAACTCTATCATTCTGAGATACGCTTACACCATCAATCGACAAAGCGCCATTAGAGGTGCCAGTTAATGTTGCGCCAACACCACTAGTCCCATTACTATATGTATAACTAGGTAGAGCGGCTGCAGTTGCTGCGCGGGCAGCTTCATGGGTATGAATGCCAGCAGCAATATTATCTACATAATTTTTTGTGGCAGCATCCTGAGCGTTTATCGGATCAGCAAGAAACTGAATAAACTGACCATTTAAATTCAACGCACCCGTAGGAGCTATTAGATCACTAATTGATTCGGATTGAACCGCACTGCTAAAATTAGAAACCTGTGATGCGGTAATATTAATCGATGTATTAGAAGCAGCAATTAATCTACCCTGCGCATCAACAGTGAAAGTCCCAACTTCAGTAGCCGAACCGTAGCTGCCGCTGGTTACCGCAGTATTGTCAAGATTTAAGGTAACATGATTTGTACTGGTAATTGAACTGAGTCCAGTACCGCCAGAGATTGTTAGCGATTCAGTCGCAAGATCAATTGTCTCCGCACTTCCAGAATCTGCTGCAACAGTTAAAGTACTGCTAAAGCTAGCAAGAGCACCGTCAACGTAAGCAGTAGTCGCTACAGATGTACTATTGTTATTTGCGGATTGCGTTGTTGCAGTAGCGGAAGAACCAAGCGAAACAGATCCAGTGAATGTTTTGCCACCACTAATAGTCTGAGCACTGGTTAGCGTTGCGTATGCACCAGGACCAGCAATGGCCTCAATGGTGGTAGCAGAGCCTCCAGCACCCCCAGTACCTTTTCCGTAATAGAGTGTATTATCTACTTCGTTAAAAGCAATTTCTGCATTTTGAAGGCTGGCTGGAGCGCCAGCAGCACCAGAAGATCTACGTTTGATGCGGATGGTGTTACTCATCAGAAATTGCCTCCATCGGCAATGCTGGGAACAGTATGACCCTGAGCAGTGGTAAAAGATCCTGTCGACTGGTCATAAACGAGCAAGCTCTGGTCTATTCTTCCAGTCAAGTCAACATCCAGCAAGTCCTCCAATGTTCTAATCCCAGTCAGCATATTGCTAACCGTAGGTAATGAATCTACAGATATAATTTGCTGACTGGGAACTACACTGTTAACAACGGGAACGCTATCCACCAATACAGTAGTACCTCCGGAAACTGTGGTGGATACGCTTGGGGTTGATGTAACCGCAACAGAAGTACCAGAAACAATGACTGTGCTTGACTGTACGTTAACGTTAACCATTGTTCTGTTTCGAACAGGTCAAGGCACCGTATATCCAGGGTCAAATAATACGTCGCCTTCTAGTATATACTCCCTAACACCGGTACTATAAACCACCATGCAATCCCAGACGGCATTACGCAGAACGGATTTCGTCAAGGTTGTAGTAACAGTATGACTAAGACTTAGGGTAAATTGACCTGCTGCCGCATTGGTTACGGTTACGGTTAGATCAGCGATTTTTGTTAAAGCTCTACTATCCCAAATTTGCGCATAAACGCTATGGCCTACTAAGCTAAAGCTTACATCAACATTTAGTGTAAATGTTGATTTCTGATATACAGTTATATCAAGTGTGCCTGGCGTCACGGAATACAGTAACCCTAAATTAGGGTACCTGATTGCTAAATTTTAAAAGTCGCCCCCATCGATAGCTGATGGTTCCCATCTATTATATGCCGCAACCCATGTCAATATGTCTCCATCAACTTTTGAGCCATTCGCTTCAACATCACTTAAATCCTTAAGGCTGGTACCGGTATTCCATCGAACAAATATTGAACCATTGCTATGGGAGCGAATTACCGCAGCGACAGGAAGTTTCAGGTTGGGTGCCGTAGGTTCAACATTAACAAATCCACCTGGGGTTAAAGGGTCACACCAAAGGATGTCGCCATCCGCAAATGCAGTAGTATTAATACCGCGTATCTTGCCAAAAGTTGTTACGAAACCATCAGATGCACCAAGTATATTTTGTTCAGTAACACCAAAAAAGTAATATCCAGGTAATGATCCGTCTGCAATAGCGGGTTTTACTTTTAGTCGACCACTAGTTCCTAAGGTTCCCGCAAACATAACAGGAGTACCTTTCGGAATTGTTACAGTATTGCTGTTATTTCTACATAAAACAGCAGTTTCCTGTCCTAAGTGTAATTGAATACCATTTGTTCCCAGATTTAAACTTAGATCATCCGGATCCCAAAGTAATTCTCCCGTTGTAGGTGTTGCGACATAAGTTGTATCAAATTTAACGCTATCATGAGTAGGTGAATTTGTAAATCTATAATCATTATTAGCAGAAGAAGCTTTCTCAAGTATTGCGAATTCATTGCCACCACTTGGCAAGGTGATTCCACCACCACCGCCACCAGCAGCTTTGGATATTTGCGGTGCATAACGGGAAACCCAAGTCGCTCCGTCGTATGTTAATACTTGCCCAACTTTGCTGTCTTCAATATAAACATCCTTGAGATCATTAAGAGTCGCATCGGTAGCAAGTAAATCTTTGCCGTCTCTACCTGGTAAACCCTGTGGTCCGGGATCACCAGGCACTCCCGGTGGCCCCTGAGGGCCTTGAGGGCCTTGTGAGCCTATTGCGCCATCTTTCCCGTCTTTGACGCTTTGAGCAACCTGTATGGCGCTCTCAACGCGCTTCACGCGATTGCGATCTTCTTCATCTTTCTTCGCTTGTTCAACAAAAGCTTTTAATTGCGGCGTAACAAGGCTGTAAATCCGAGCAGTAAGTTTTGACGAACTAAAAGAAACCTCTGAATCAATGAATAACGAACGTATTGCATCTGCCACTATAGAAGCTTCTTCATCCGTTAAGCCAATAAATTCTAGATCCCACGCCGCTTCTAAACCATCAATATTCGGAATCCTTTTGATCGCTGCCGATGGACCAAGAGCAATCGGCGCACGACCCGAAATATCAATAGAAATTACCTCCAAAATAGACGCCACAAGTGCATCCTTTTGGAGTGCTAAGCGGATTGATTCTGCACTGCTAATCCGCGTCGCCATAGAACAAATCAGGCTTTTTTAGGTTGCCACAAAATCAGCGCTTGGCTTTTTTTGTGCCCTTTCCAGGCGCTAGTCTGCCATTATTTCCGTGACCATTCCTCGCCCTGTTTTTCTTGGGATCCTCAAGCTTGAAACCCCCTCCAGTAGCATGGCTAACATCAGGGCCACCTTTACCCATAATCCCTCTAGCGCGACGCTCTCTTGCTAATTCTGCACGATATTCTTTGCGTTCAGAAGTTGCATTCCTCTTCTTATCGTAAGCATACTTTTTCTTACGTGCCTCAGGATTCTTGGCGTAAAACTCAGCAGATCTTGATTTGCCAGCCATTATCTTCTCCCACTACCTTTAGCGGGTGCCTCTCCTCCCTTCCTTCTATAGCGATCAGTGGCACCGTTTCGCCTAATCTTATTTACGGGAGAAGCCTTGCTGCCATATTCAGAAATGACCTTACCACTCTTGGACTTAGGTCCAGAGGTCATTCTTGCGGCAATCAGCGATAACGCCATACTAACTCCTTTTGATTTAGGCTTCCTTTTCTATTTCTTTTTTTTATATTGCGTTGCCGTTTCTGTTTGTCTTCTTCACGCTGAAACTTTTGCGCAACAGCAGGTTCCTTTGCGTATAAATATCTCTTTTGTTTTTCTGATTTGAATGGCATATCAAAAAGGTGAACCATCTTTGTTCTGTGAATTAGGAGCATAAGCAGGCTTACCTAAACTCCCATCATTAATAGAATCACTGATCTCACGCCTTTGAATGGTTGGATGAGAAGCAAGAATGTCGGCGTCAAGATTGACGCCATCTACAATGCGAGGACCTTTCAAATATTGAATATCCTCATTCATTTTGCAGCCTCTTCCTTGGGTGCTTCAGATACGGGCTTGATTTCTTCTACGGCTCCAGTAGCCTTTTGGTTGGTTTTCGCGGCTGAGGGCTTGTGCTCTTTGGTGCCCTTCTGAACCCATCCAGCCTCGACAAGTTCTTTGGCTTGAACAGTAAAGTAAGCTTTGCGCTCCTCACCGTTCTTTACGAAAATAGTAGGAAGTTCAGGTAAATGCATGACAATAAAAAGGGGTGACCCTAGCCACCCCTATTATTCCGTTTTCGTCAATTTCAGCAGACGTTGTCGACCATATCGAGGAAAGCAGCACCAACGCTAACGGTACCAGCATTGGCAGCAGGAGTGAAGTTAACGAGGTTATCAGTGTCGCATAGTGCGCCACGGACATGAGCAATGCCGACACCGTTCGGATCGAGATCGTCAGCGGTGAAGACAACATCCTTGCCACCAACGTTAAAGGTAACAGTAGCGTTACCAGTAATGGTGGTGTTGACCAGAATGCAACGGATGGTTCTGATTCCGGTGAAAGTCACACCAGGGTCTACATCAGAAGTAGTGACAACCAGATTGGCGTCTAAATCAAATTTTTCTCTAGGAAAAATACCAGTAGATCTTGCAGCCATTTATCTAAAAGGGTAGAGGTACAAAAAAGGGAACAGGGGCCGTAGCCCCGTTTATCAGGATGCGTCGACGTTGGTCAGACGAGCAGCAGAGCGGCCATTCACCATGGCTAAACCGCAATACCACTCAACGCGGATCACAACCTGAGGAGAAGCGCTGGACTCACCCAGGTCACGAACCTGAACGCCACCGTTTTGAATACCAGTCAGCAGATCGTTGCCGAACGTTACGACGAAGATGCTCTGATCAGCGACAGTCGAATCGAGGATAGCGGCGTTCTGGTGGTCGCGATCCAGTTCAATCACGGGCAGGCCGGCATACACCATCTGCTGATAACCGAACTCATTACGAGCGATGTCGATTTGAGCGGAGGTGCGTGCAATCGAGGTCAGATGACGACGAGCAGACTTGGACATGACCAGATACTTGGTACCACCTTGGGCATCCACAGCATCGATAGCCTCATCCAGTTTACCCAGATCCAGAGGCTGAGCGGTCGTGTCGTTACGGATCACCTGGCTGTTGGTTGCAAAAGCAGCAGCAGGCAGGCGAGTAGCCAGACCGTCGAACTCAGCAGGAGACTGGTTGGAATCACCATTGATGAACAGGGATTCCCAAGCCAGACGCATTGCACGAGTCTTGGCTTGCACTTGATAAGCGCGGGATTCAGGACCCTCGAGGTCAAGGATAGCGCGGTCAATCTTGATGTCGCCACCGAACAGGCGGAGGCTCTCAGACTGCTGGCTAACTTCAGCGTAGTTCTCGCTGTAGTTAGCGTTATAGTTTCTGAAGCCCACGTCGCCAAGCGACTCTTCACGCTTCCAGAACAGACCATTGCCCTGGATTTCGCGGAAAGGCATCACAGAAAGCAGAGGCCCGGCAGCTAACTCGGAAACAATTGCGAGTTCCTGGGGATTGCGCGAATGCTTTTTAGCTTCGACGAGACTAAGTCCCATTTTAAATAACTCCTAAGTTGAACAAAAAGGAAAGGTGAAACTTTGTTGAGCATCACGCCCTACATCGAAACACCCCGCCAGTCCAACTATCACAGTCCGACAAAAACCGGGTGCTTTCTAACATATAATTCCAAAAGATTATTATTCCTAATGGAAAAGCCCCTTGCGGGGCCTTGATCCTAACCAAATGCTCTTTGGAATAATTCGTCTCGACTCAATCCACTGAGATCCTCAATGGGAATACCGTTGTTATCAGTACCACCATAATTAAGCCCAGCACCCGAGCCTTTGACGCCCTTGAAGAATGTCCCGTAAACAGGATGGATCTTGAATGAAGCGACAAAATCCTCAGAAGTCAAACGCTTACCAGTTTCCGAATCCAGCAAAGGATCACCTTGTTGATCAACAACCGTCAGAGAACCATCAGATTCTTGCCGGAAACGTGCCCCCATTTGATCGGCAAACATATCGAAGAACGATACGCCATCCGCAGCATCGGTACGACCTCCGACTGCATTAAACACTTTTTCAAGTGCATATCTTTTGTTTAATTCTTGAATTCGAGATTCGGCAAACTTTGCTTTCTGCTCGGCTTCAGCAGCTTGTCGACCGTACTTTTCTTCAATCGCTCTAATGGATTCACCATAACGTGATTCGATTTCAGCAGCACGAGAAGCCTCGACTAGCAGCTTTTCGTATTCATCAGGATTAACATCAGCAAATCGCTGAAGTTGGTTATCCTTCTCTCTTATCTGACGCTCATAGGTCTTGCGAGTTTCTCGTTCAGACCGTAAGGCCTTCATCAGATTGGCAACTTCCTCAGGACTGTAGGTTTTCCCATCCTTAGGATCTTGGGTAGCGTTTTCTTGCGCTACAGACTCCGTCTCGGTAGCCTGAAGGTTTTCTTCGCTCATAAGTAACAGGCGTCACGCCTAAGGTGCAGCATATTATTCCTACGAAACTCTTACCTTCAGCGTTGATCCATCTCTGTAAATGCCGCCAACCGGAACACCTCCGCTAGCAGCAGCAGCATCATCTACCGCATCGTAAAGAGTACCACCTGCTGCATTCTCAAGCAATACCTGCTCCCAATTCAGCCCACCATTACCATCAGCCGTTAAACATTGTCCAATGGTACCAGTACTAAATGAGTTATCCATAACTCCAGCATAGATACCAGGACCGTTCGTAAAAAGTAAAGAAGTGTTGCCAGCAACCGCCTCTATCTGTGCGCCACCGCCCATATAAGCGGGAATCAAAGTTGATAGTCCTCTTGCATACGGATCATTAATATATTTACCCGTTACACTGTTATATCTAATAAGATCGCCGTCATCAACGCTTGTAATTGTAACATCAGATAAACCACTTAGAGTACCTCCACCGCCGCCACCTGCTCCGTTTTCCCATTTAGATGTTGTCGAATTATATACCAATGTTTCACCGTTCGCGACCGAAGTGATATCTACATTGGTTAAGTTATCTATTGTTGCGTTTGTTGGAACATAAGATGTCAATGCGCTATCGTAAAGTAAAAATTGGCCATCGACAGGTAAAGATGTAGAAACGTCTCCCAAGTCCCTCGTGTCCATATCTGGATTGACGGGAACTAGTACATCTGCTGTTGTAGTGCCATCGCCAATATATAGCTTATCGGTATCAGTAGTAAAAATAGGTTCACCAACCTCTGGTGTGACACTTGATGTCATCTGAGACGACAATCCACGTCTAATTTGTAAAGGCATGGTCTTTTTGAAAGCAGTTTAGTTTACCTTTGCTGTATAATTAAGATCAGCCATAATAATAAATTTTGCGTTTATATTGAACCGTTTGAAACACGTCCAAACTATCGTCAATAGAAACCTGGGTATCATCAATATTCCCATTGAAATTTGCGCCACCCATGGAAATAATGCCTAAAGAAGCAGTTAAATTATAATTCTCGGGTTTAAAGTACATGGTGGCAACAGACCGCGCGGAACTGGGAATCGTCTGAATTTCTAATGGCATAGATGTGAAAAGGGGTGCCCCGGTACCCGACGGATATATAGACGTATCCGGTAATTCAAGTCTGTCAGCAATATTTGCAGTTTTGAAAGGTATTAATTTTCCGGGAGTCCCATTTTTGACAAGTGGACTGAACTCAGTAGATCCAAAGTCTCTGTCGCTACCAGGTTGACAAACATACAAGTCTCCATCTTCCGTGAGCTTGACGGTAATCTTTTTCTCGTTAGGTAAAGCATAAGAACTTTCGGCATATCTAAGCAAAGGTAGTAAACCACCGGTTAGATTTGAGTAATAAGTGTCACTTAAATAGCCAGTGCCACTGCTTACCGTATAGTGACCTTCTGGATCACCTGGAACATTTAGGATAATTGTTGCACTCTTAAGCTCAAGCCCGCCAGAAAGTGGATTATCTTTGAAAGCAAGAAAGTCATTTTTTATCCAGCTATAAGTAAATGAAGAATACGAGGTTCTTTGCGACACACACCATCTACATAATTTTTGTTCATCTTTGGCTCCACTATTGTCTTCAATCACATAGAAGACTGATTGACCTTGTGGTATAAAGACTTTCCAATACGGATCCGTGAAGCTATGAATTGGATGAGGGTTATTCCAATCACTCCAAATCAATGCATTTGCTTGGATTGGCTGCTTAAGTTCACCACTAACTGTCGTATAATAATTTAACCATAGTTTTTCACCATGAACTTCCACTGAAAAATCCGGCAAAACAAATACATTACTGCTATACTGATTCCCAGGGCCTGCCAAGCTTGGGTCTGTGTTATCCTGCTTCGCCACATATACTGTGCTATTTGTTCCATCTAATATTACAGCCAGCTTGGTATGTTCTTGATTTGCTCCTCGAGAGAAGGCGGGAAGACCCGCTTGCCCTGTTCCACTAAAAGTGTAACCTTTTGGTAAAATCGTACCACCATCCGAAATATGCCTTCCAAAAACTGTAAATCCAGATCCCGTAAAAATATATTGTTGCGCAGTAACTACTGTTTGATTCCGATCTATAACCAAAGGAGCGCCCCACGAAATCTGGGCATCGATATATCGCTTACTGCCAATATTGTATTGTTCATAGCGATGAAAAATAAGCTCTCCAATACTTTCTGCTTTTGGACTACCTCCAGAAACATTGGTTGTATATAAAATTTTATGACTTGAGTCTTTTTCACTGAAAATAGAAAATTTTGTGTCTGCGGGGGTGCCTGCTGGTGTATTTTTTCTTATGTAAGCAAAATTGCAAACCCCCTTATGAAGATCGAGTACAAATTGACGATCAAAAGGATAAGTAGGTAAATCGAAACTTGGAAATAAAGATCCAGATGACTCTTCAAAATTTAATGGAAATTCAGATACCCCGGTGGATGTCCCGATCCCATTCGCGATGATACTACTTTTCTCCCAAAATCTTATCGAAGTGCAAGATCCTGGATTATTGCCAATGGGGTAAATAGAATCAATAAGTCCGGGTGTAAATAACTTGGTCCAGTTCTGCTCGTTAAATTTAAGAGAGCCAACTTTGAGTACACCATCTACAAATATATTTTCTGGCTCCCAAACCGCTCCATATGTTAAAACAACAATATGTGCTATAATTTTATCTTTTTTTAGGGAATCACTTGCTTTTCTTTTGGCTTTTATCCTCTTGGTTTTTTCTCTCAGACTTTCAGATGTAGCGGTTTTTAATACGCCGATACGCAAAATAGCGCAAAAGCCATCCCTTCTGCTGATTTGAAAATATTCATAATTATATGATTTGTCTAATTCTTTGTATTCTTCTAGTTTTTTTCTCTTTACCGATGATTGACTACTGATTGCATCCAAATCATCAATGACAACTTTTCTATTTCTGGGTAACCCTGCATTATAAGTAAAATCAACTTTCCTGCTACTGCCAGTCGATGGCTTCGCCTCAAAGTCATTGTTACTGTTATAACCTCTGGTATTTGCTTTTTTGTTTTGTTCTACCTTTCGCCTTGAGCCAAGTTCTGCTCTTCTATAGGCATCATTAAGAATTCGATTTAAATATTGAATTGGGATCATTAGCGAAAATCAATAGAAGTAAATCCTTCAGATGCCCTTAATACGACTTCCGTACCTTTCGGAATGCCTTTAGAACCATGGATTTGGTCAACAACCAATGTAGTCCCATAGGCCTTTACTATAGGATTATTAGAACTATTGTAGCCCTGCCATCTAACCTTATGATTATACACTCCTTCTTCTGCACCATTCAATGCATTGTATAATCCATCTTTAAGGGATACCGGTTGAGCCCCTACTCGGTTGCTCTTACGAAGATCAGTATTCCTGGTGATAATCCCCTGGGGATCCGCCATAGTTATTGACCCTGTTTAACGCTTATATCATAAATCACGCTTTGAGTACCGGCAACAGTCACGCTAGACGGTAGAGCATAGGTGCCAAACAAATTACCATTAGCGTTCTTGATAAATCCAATACCTGCAGAAACGCCAGTAATATCCACTATAGTACTCAAGGCGGAAGTAGTATAAAGTTCAATAATACCAGAGGATATAACCTTAACATAATAAACTGTATCGGCAGTTATGCCTGCAGGTAGGCTTTGACCGGAGGCCGGATAAACAATTGCAGCATAACCATTTGCTAGAAAAGTAGTACTGGAAACAGTCAGTCTGTTGCTTACAATATCAACACCAGTAGCAGATTGATTGAAGGTGCAATAATTTGACTTTACATTACTCGCAGAGAGCGTTAACGGCGATCGAATCACTGCTACATGGGTAACGTCCCAATTGGTAGACGGTCCGGCAATTGCATTATTGGTAAAAGTAATTCTTTTGGCGTCAACCGATACACCACCGCTATATGTATTTATATCGCCAGAAACATAATAAAACTCTTGTCTTTCGTAACCACCGATGCTTGAATTTACCTCAAAGGCCAGTACATCTTCAAGCGTGCTAGCACCAGTGAAGGTCGTGCCGGGTGCATTCAGAAGAAGACCGTAAAAATAATCAGTACCAGTATACAGATCTACAACCTGATTATTCAGCTCCTCCGCACTTATGATAGCCATCTGGTCCCTAAATTCCGCCTAGTATTCCATAAATCAAAGAGTGGGGGCAGTGATTGTACCGAGATTAATTGCTTGTGTATTTGGAGTAAGAATTGTTCCCATGTTCAAGGAATTTATTGGAGCAGTGATTGTACCAAAGTTGATTGGTATCGAACTGAAGCTCAAGGTAATCGGAAGGTTGAACTGAATAGCAACCGGACCAGGGGTCGGGGTTAATGGTATGAGGCTAGCTGCGACGATAGAGGGACGAACAGGCAGGGTGAATACAATTGGCTGTGCAATTGAAAGTAAAGGCTTCAGTAAAACGGGGTTGATTGTCGGCAGGCTTGTTACAGCAACAGAAACAGGGCTGGGAGGAGGCGTTGGACTAGGGCTAGGCGTAACAGTAACAGTAACAGACCTAACTGAATTACCCAAAGTGGCTTCATGATTGGCAATGCTGTTGTTAGAAGAAGTTGCTGAGATAACCTCTGGTAATAAATACTGTAATTGTGAGTTCGAGAGAGTTGGATAGCCTGCATGTCCGCTATATTCAGACACCATCATGCTCTCAAATGAACAAACAGCTTCATTTTGATTAACACTCCAGGTTGCCCCAGTAATCCTCATGTAAAATGCTCTATTTTCGCTTTCCAACAATAATCTATATGGGTATCCCGGATACCAGGAGTAAAATTCGGCTCTCAGAGCTTCTTGAATTGTAAAGCCATATCGATCAAGAGTGGTTTTGGCTAAAGTAATTAAAGCATATTTGTCTACATGGTTTTTATAAGATGTTTCACTTTCCAGGCTCTTGGCTTCTGCATAGCTTAATGGATAAGTGTAATCTTCTATAATTTCAAATCTATTTACCTGAAGACCGCTTAATCCATTGTTCGAAAAAGTGATGTAAGGAAGTCCAGTTGGTAATGCTAGGTTTTCTCTAGCAATATATTCTCTATTTTCTGTACGTTGATCTTCTGGGGCGCATTCATCAAGATCTTTCATGTAATCCTGCTGGTCAGGATTTGCAAGATTACCTCCGGATCTCCTGATTGTTTTTTTGTACCAAGGATCTCCGGTGGCTTGGGCTTGGTAGTCATATTCGACAACTATTTCTTCCGTATAAGTTGGAAAATAAAGGTTGGTCGTTGTACTTTGTTGTGCTACACGCGACCATACACTAAACCAATAAGATGCATTCGCAAGTGATCCAGTAGGTCCAGCAATACTTTCGATAACAGCTTCGGTTTCTTCCCAGGCCGCTCCCAACGTAGAATCTGATTTTATTTGTTTTATTTGCTCACCACCAGAGCCATAATAATAGTCAGTTACAGTAAGACTTGTCAAAATTGAGTGAAGATGAAAAATGTTTTCAGCAGCAAGAACAATAGATTCAGTAGTATCACTAGGGTTTACTGGATTGTTTTGTAAATACTCTACATACGCGGTAAAATAGTCACGCAGATAATCTCTTTTCGTAACCCATACCTCTACTCTATCTTGGGATATCTGTTTACCAGGCCCATTGTATTTTTTGGTTGTTATCGTTACTGTTTCGCTTGTAATAAATTCAGACCTTGTAGTAATAAATTCGTACGAAGGATTTTCAACTTGTGCTATCGCAATATCCTCGTCGACATCACTAGTACCGGAAGCATCGCAAGTGTTTGCAGCAGTATATTCAGCATCAGTTGTATAAGGCGTAAAATTAGTACCCTCACCTCTACCGAAAAGATCATAATCAAAGGTAACCCTTACGGCCTGGACGGTTGACTGCTCATCTGCTTGGGGTGTTAAGGATAAACATGTCTGGACATCAGATGCCGTAAATTTATAATTGCTTGTTACATTAGATGCAAGAATACCACTTGAACCAAAAATATTTATTTTTTGTATATATCCCCATCTATCTTGATAAATGCATGCACCTTCAGCCGTCAAAAGGTTGGCAATAACATTTGCATCGTATTCCTGATCAGCAGGTAATTTATTGTAATAATTTGCGTCAGTAAAGGACTTTAATTGAGTGATAAAATTTGGATTTGCTGGATCATCTTTGATTAAATCTTCGTAATTCAAGGCTAAAGAAAGACAACATCCAACATCGATGGTTATTTCTTTTGACTCCGTATTATAATTAGAACTCTTAACAATTAAGTACCCTCGTGGGTGCCTTACAAATTCACCATTTGGCTGCTTGATATCTAATTCTACTATCTGTCCAGTATAAAATACAGAATTATTGTAGTCGTTGACGGCTAGACCCGTTGGGGTTTGAGCTAATACAATCGTGCCATTGGTCGTTATAATCGATGATCCAATAATCGAATCATCTGATACATCAAAAGAAATTAATTCGTTGGAGTAATTAACTCCATCTATCATTAATCTAATACCAGCAGTATTAACAGGAAGGTAACCCATTACACCTCTGTAAGACCCATGACGACGTTAATATACTTGGAAGCGTAACTAGAGATTAACGAATAAACAGGCGGCTCAGAGAACCATACATCGGCCACATATGAAGAACCAAATGATAGCAACCCATCAGTTAGTACACATTTGGCAGCAAGACCGTTTGCCCTATCAGTATCCCAAGCTAAATATAATTCCTTCAGTAAACGGACTTCGTTATAGGAGGCTGAATTCTTAAGGGCAAAACTTGTAACTTTATTTTCTAGTGCGCAATTTACTGTCCAGATACTAGGCTGTGTTACAGCGGGGCCTACACCATAAGGAACACCCAACACAGAAAAATTAATATTAGTCTGTCCTAGCGTTTTTCTTGGTATTTCTTCGTCAAGAAAATGCCTGAAATCAATCTGATATAAATTGCTGGCATTTGATGTGTATTGCAACCTAAATGTACCTATGGCCATCATCTTCTCCTCCGCGATTTGATCTTCTGTATTTGAGTCATCAGCATTGAAGCATCCGCAACTGGATTTTGACTTTGAATTGTTACATTGTTAACAATTCTGGAGTTAGCACTTGAGGAATTGCGACTTGAACTTGTAGATACATGTGTTATAAGATTCCCAGAAACACCATTATTGAATTGATTTCTTGTACTCAGAGTACTGATTTGTTTTGCTCTGACATTAGCCATATAGTCAGAGACCAAATTAGCCGGAATGACCAAGCCGGAGGTAGGAGCGGTCCACTGGAGATTGCGTCCTGCCGGAAGCATGCTCATGCGACCAAATTTATTCAAGAATGCCTCTCGCCCGCCGCCATCATTAATTGTATATTGCGATCCGGCAGTAACTGGGCCACCCGTTGCTCGAGCATTAAAAGCAAAAGCATTCATCGCTTCTATGTTTCTAAGAAGAGTAAAGGAATTATCAGTTATTGAACTCATGGATTCCGCCGCCGCCTTAAAGTTATCGCTCATACTGGTTGCCGCCGCAGCGGCGGCGTCGATACTCTCTTTGATCTTGTCGGCCTCCTCTTGCCCTTTCTGAACCGCAGTGCTATCAATATTTCGACCAAGTTCAAAGGTACCATCCGTTAAATTAGCAAATTCATTAACTGCAGATCTAGCCTGTCCGGCAAATTGCTGAAGTTGACCTATAGAGGATCCAAGATCAAGATTTGCAAATCCCTGGATGCCCGCATCAGCAGCAGCGGTAGCGATAGCAACTCTTTCCTGGTCCCTCTTAAATGAGAGAATTTTTTGATTTAGATCAGCCTCAATCTGGATGCCCCTGATAACTTGGTTTTGCAATTGAGCTGCGTTCGTTAATGCTTGAGCTAAATCATCTTGTCCTCTAGCCTTAGCAATCGCAGCCTCAGCCGCTAATCTTTGCTGGGCTATTCTCGCCTCTGTAATCGCGACTCTTTTGGCAACCTCAATCCTGATGCTTTCAATTTCAAATTCAATATTAGACATTTGCGAACGTAATCGAAGCTCAGTCTCAAGAGCGGCTTTCTTTTTGGCATCAGCTTCTGCTTGAAGTTTTGCTTTTGCTATTTCAAAATCAATTCCCTGCAGTCCAACTGCTTCTAGATCAGCAATACTTGCCTGAAGTGCTCTATCGGCATCAGCTTGAATTGCTGATGATATTGCGGATATAACACTAAGTCCTGCCTGTATTCCACTGACAGCAGTTTGACTAATAGAATCAAAAGCACTTTTAATGTTGCCAGCAGCAGTTATAGCAACATCCGCAAGCCGTTGGGCGTCTTGTATGCCTTTTGTGAATGCATCTGTAATGGCTTGTTTAAGTTGTCCGTAAGCCTGCGCTTCCTCAGCGGTAGCTTGTAGGATCTTTGAATTCAATTCATCAACTTTCAACTGTTCTTCTGCATTCAACTTACCGTTTGTAACTCTTCTTTCCTCTAGTGTCTGTAGTTGTATTCTGTAAGCTTGAATCAAGGATTTATTACTAATAATTGTAGAGACCGCATTTTTAGCCTGCGCCTGCTCAGCAGTAATAATATTATTTGCTAATTCTTTATAGGTTTTAGCCTGAATGCTTACATCTAAATCTTTTTGCTGTGTTACCATCTTGGAGATTCCAGCATCAAGTGCCTGTATTCTTTGCTCATTGCTGCCTATTATTTCACCATTAAGAATTCTTCTTGCGATCTCCTCGTCCAAGGCTTTAATATTAGTCTGTCTAAGATTTATTTCTGCCTTCGCCGTTTCCGCCCTTTTTTTTAAAATGTTTATTTGTTGTGTCATAGCTGGATTTTCTTTTTCCATCAATGCTATCTCCGCTTCAATCACTGAAAGTATCGCCTTGGACGAGGTTAATAAGCCATCCTGCGCTGCCTGGTTTTTTACAATATCCTGACTATTTATCTTTTGAAGATCATTAAAAGTCTTCAATTCTCCACCTGATTTATTTATTTCCTTTTGAAAGGCACGGAAAATGGGTTGAGCCGTTTCTAGTCCCCTCATAAATCCATTAAATCGTCTTAGGCCGGCTTGATTCAAAAAGTTTTCAAAAAATCCTTCAAAGGACTTTGTGATTTTATCTAGAAGTGTTGGTGGTTTTAAATTTGATGTGTTATAAGTTTTATTAAAGTTTTCTAATGCTTTGGTCGCTACGTCTGTTGCCTCAGTCGCTCTTCGAAATCCTTCTCTTCCTGCAACAAGTGACCTGATTAACTGTGTTCCTATTACAGTTGCAACGACTATTAGCGCAGTTTTCAATAATCCCAAAGCCGCAACAATTTTAAAGATGATACCCAAGAAAGAACCACCCCCCTTGATAATTCCCAAGAAGAGATTGCCAATTTTTAAGATTGCAAAATTTAAAAAGGCTGCGCCTAATAATCTCAATCCAGCAATTAGACCGTTTAAATTAATTGCGGTGACAACTTGACTAAAAATTTGAAGACTGGTAATTGCTTTAATTATGATCCCTCCTCCAAGAGCCGCAAAGGCCCCTTTAAGTGCTCCTAAACCTTTGGCGAACAAAAATAAAGCGGAAGAGGTGAGTAGTAACCCAAATAATACACCAACTGCCTTAGCTACTCCAGAGGCGATTCCGGTGAGCTCTTCCAATTTGAATAAAACATCATTTAAAGGACGAAGAAGATTAATTAGAGAAGTAACTAATCCCAGAGTCGCTCTTTGGTATGAAAGAAATCCTTCTACTAAATCTCTAACGATTCCTGCAATCAATATGAAAACAGGACTGTTAATTAAAACGCTGACCAATTTTGCGAAAGCTACTTGTGTTTGTAAAACTGCTTTAAATAATGACTCAAATTGCAAAGAAAGAACTTCTATGTTTTTAGTATTGATAGTACCAAGAATATTTTGTAACTGTTGAATTGTAGCAGTTCCATTTTTTACATTAGCAGCAAGTACATCGGCTCCATTTGCTGATTTGATGAAAGCGTCTACAAATGTATTTGCTCCTATCTGTCCCGCTTCAACCAATTCAACGAATTTAGTGGTGCTAATACCAAGCGATTGAGCTAAATCAGATCGAAGCTTACCGTCAAGTTCAGAGATCTGCTGATTTAATTCCTCTCCCGAAAGTTTGCCTTTTGCCAACACCTGAGCAAATGCTTCAACATATCGCCCAGTCTGTTCAGAGTTTAAGCCTAGAATTTGCGTTCTTGCTGTCAACGACTCAATAAATGCATCACTCTTGTTTGATTCGATTCCAAGTGATACCAACGAAGGAATCATCCTTCTATAAGACTGTTCAACACTTTGAAGTGGTGCGCCAAGTTTCAATGCTATATCAGAGCTTTTTTGTAATGCCACATTTGCCTTAGAGGCCGCAAATCCAACATTTCGCAATGCTAATTGAAATGCCTCTATTTGCTTTAATCTATTAACAAAAATCGAGATAGTTCCGTTAATTATCCTTATCGCACCATTTAGCGAATCGAAAACAACTCTCAATCGAGCAACGCCATCAACTATTTTATTAAAGTTTTTTAATGGACCATCTAAACCCGCAAGTTCGCCCTTTAGACCGTCTATTTCTTTTGATAAATCATCAAATCTTCCTCTGTCGGTAGCTGGATTAATTGCATCACGTTGCTGCTCCAGTAAACGTATAGTAGCTACTAGATCCGTTCTACTACCTTTTTGAACACCTTGCAGGGTCCTAATTGCTTGTTCATTCTCCCGTATTTTGTCCTGTAAATTGTTATATGTCTCTGCGGTATTATTCAATTCACGTTGCTGTTGTCTGTACTGTGAATTAATGGCTTCTATTTGAGCAATACTACCGTTTTGCACGCCCTGCGCTTCAAGAACTTCCAGCTTGACACGCTTTAGAGCCCCATCTAGTTCTCTAAATGCTTCAGTCCCAGCTTTAACACTATTCTTCTGTTGTGTTAGGACCGAAAGAAGTTGTCTTTTGCTAATAAGTGAATCTTTTTCTACACTAGCAGTTTTGGAAATTATTTTTAAACGTCTAGTATCTGCGTCATTTAAATCGTTAATCTGTTCCGTAATCTCTGCAATTCTTACATTCCCGCCTTTAGTTGCTTCAATCTTAACCCTCATTGGAGTCTTATTGATCTCATCTGCGACATCGGGGTATTGACTAAGACTTTTTACCAACTTATCTGCCGCCATCTCTGCGCCCAAGAGGCCCTTTACATCAGCCTTCGAAGAAACATAAATAATTATCTCGTTTGCCATTATGGTCAAAATGCTAAGCTAGTCTGCCAACAAAAAACCCCGCCGTAGCGGGGTAGTTGATACAAAAATGATCGGAAAGTTACGGAGTAGGAGCCGGAGCCGGATTGGCATCAATATCAAGCTTGTAAGGCCCATAGCCGGAAAGTGTGGCGCTCCAGCTAACAATTGAGCCCGCCTCAATCGACTCTGAATAACCCTCAAGAGTGCCGTAGCCATAAACGGCTTCGTCAGTACCCGTGGGGCCGATACGGGCGATCTTGACGCGCAGGGAGTTGGCAACGGTATTTTGCTCAGTCAGACGGAGAATCTGATAGCCAGAATCCTGGAAGTCGGCAACACCCTCGAGGGTCATGCTCCAAGTCTTGGAGGTAGCAATTGAAGTGGCATAACCCTTGGTTTCATCATCATAAGTGATGATGTCTTCGGAGCTGGTATCGGTCTCTAGCGCAGCGTTCGTTAAACCGTACAGACGGACCGGCTTATCAGTGCCATTCATGCTGAACGCAGAACCAGCAACCGTGAAAACACCAGTCGTGCCATTGTACGCAACTGAGGCAGTGGCAGGAACGATGTTTAAACCGTTGCCAAGTGTAGTGGTGTCAGTCTTAATAAAGGCTGCAGGCTGAGTTGTACCAGTGGCGCTAGTAACGCCAGTAAAATCAATATCAACGCTACTGGAAGCCAGCGGCATCAGGTAAACGTCGTAGCCAAATGCGGCTGAATAATTTGCCATGGGTGAAAAACCGGTTTGCCCGGACGAAGTGCAAATTCGGGGGGTTCACCCCACTAAGTTATTGTTCCTAATGACGGTAGCCTACTTTTTACCCTGTTATGGGTTTGGATTAATTGCACCTTCTTCTGGAATCAAAACAAGCGTTTGAACTCGCGCAGTCAAGCCAGAAGAGGTTGCCACTGTTTCTATTGCCTTAGATCCCGCAAAAGTCGAAAGAATAATATTGGCACTTGTATTAATGTTTGTACCATATGCTGGATCCCACGCAATTAAAAACACCTTCCAGGTCGATAAAAGACTGCTATTATCGGTTAAATAATTTTTCCTTCTTACGTCACCAATATCATGAATAATACATTCAACACCGGTAACATTCTCTAAGTTTGGCAATGGTCTGCCAGGTGTGACAATCGCAAATGCTTTTGATGTAGAACCACCAGTAAAAGTATAATCGCCAAGGCTATTTACAAAAGTTGTATTTGCGCCCAAGGTGTTATAAATCACCAATGGCGAGGTTGGAAAATTTTGAGCCATTAATGAGTATAAATCCGCGTTTTAGTGTGCCATTTGCCGGAAACATATATTAGACAACCGCTAAAGCGCTTATGAAAAGCCCACTTGCTTACACTCCCTTAGTGGTTGTCCAAACAATAGCTCAATGATTAATCAGATTATTCCCCTTCGAGAGAAGGCTTTCGAATACCTTTTTAATCTTGAGGCAATGACAACAACAGAAGCCAAACGATTGTGGCGTAATAGTATTAAAGAGGCATGGAACAACAGATGCGCTTATTGCAACAGCCCTCCAATTGATGAGAAAAGTTTAACTGTTGATCACGTTAGACCTAAAAGCCGAGGAGGTAAAGATCGAACAAGTAATTGTGTTCCCGCATGCAAATCATGCAACCATTCAAAAGGTAGCTTGGATTGGAGGTCTTGGTATAGACTGCAAAATTTTTATTCCTTGATTAATGAAGAAAGGATTGATGAATGGCTTAATACAGGAAAAATTCTTCAATACAATTCTAACCAGTAATTAATTCAATCACTACATTTTCACAACAATAAAATTTACCGTCAAACTTTGGTACTTTAATGATTACTTGTTTATGACAGGGTGATTCCAGATATCTTAATTTTCCAGATGCTTTTTGCATTGCTATCATCATACCTTTAACAGAACCTTCGGAAATCTGTGGAGCCAAAATAATAATATCATCTGACAAATAAGCAAGGACATCTGGCGGCAGCCCAGAGGCTGCACTCTTAAGATCTTTGTATGCAAATAAAGCCCATGATGGAAAGATTCTTTTTTCGATCAACACCATTGCCGCTGATCCGAATTCAGAACTTGGAATATCTCTATCCTCTAAAGATAAATACATACAGAAATCCTCAAAAGAAAAGGGTTTGCGATTCTTTTTAGGATCTCTATTAATATTGGCAAGTATAGATGTCTGAAGAGCGTGTGGCGCTTCATAGTAGTGAAGATTTTTTCTATTTATTCTCAATCCATTTTCATATGCCTCTAAGACATAGATATATGGTAATTCGCCGTATCTCTCAAATGTAAACTCCGTATCGCCTGGGAAGGTGAATTTCAAAAACCAATAGATTTCAGAGAAATCAATTGGCTCTCCGTATTCACCTGATTCTACTTTCCCAGTATTTCTTGTGCCAGGGTCTCGGGTTGCTCCGGTTTGATCTTAGACTCTTCCAAATCGTACAACGAACAAAGCTCCTCTACTATCTGAGGTTCTAAACCTAAAGTATCTTGAAATTCCCATTCCGAATCAACTCGACTCTGTAATAATACGGTTGCTACAGCAAGTGCCCTCTTTGATTGCATCTCAGCCATATTGGATGTCATCTCAGCAATTTCAACTTCATATCTTTCTGCTACAGCTTTCTCGTTCTTGGTCTCAGTGTTTCCACTTAAAACTCTAACAACAAGATTATAGGCCTCGTCGCGACCCATTTTCATTAACAAGGATACTTGATTCGAAATTTTTACAATATCCTTCAAGATCCCACTAGACTGAGTAAAGCTATCAACAAAAGTCTTCTCCGAGACGGTCAAGTATCCTCGTCTTTCGATTTCGAAAATACCAATTTCATCATTCCCGATTTTTGTTAAGACGGGCTTTGATTTGGGCTCAACGATAAAAGGAAGTTTTGCCATTTTCTTTTAAAAAGCGAAATAGTATTCCTAGCGTGATTTACCTAAAATACTTTTCCCTAAAAACTCAAGTAAATTCTCCTCGAGCTCTTTCCTGACATCAAATTTTTCTACTGGGCCATTCCCTGTTAGTACAGCCTCAATCCATGGCCGAGCCGGATAATAAATAAGAACAGCAGGATTGAGTCCAGACTCGATATAGCCTCCATAATGAACAATAGCAGCATATTCTTCTCTGTATCTGATAATAATACCATTCTCGTCAACCTCAACTTTCTGTGAATCCCTTAAATCACCGGTATCAATTATATCCCTGGTATCATCATTCCATCGCCATACACTTGATTCCATCGCTTCATCTAGCGAAGCAGCTAAATCGTTTGCAGTAACTTCAAGTGCTAACTTGTAAGCTTTTCTAGCTTCATAAGGAAACTTTTTTATTAACTCAAAGACCTCTTCTCCTTCCGTTCTTGTGCTTATCTCTAGTCGGGATGTATGGGTTTTACCTGTTTTCTCAACTGTTTCAAATATTGTGTTTAATTTTTTTAAGCTTTTGATTATGCTATTTGCGTTTATCGATTTAGCCACAATTACTCTAATTCTCCACCCTTGATTTGAATTTCGACTCCACCAATATTTGGATAAATAATTTGATCAATACCCAAACCGCCAAATACGCCACTAGATCGCTCAATAATACCATTCATTAATGGATCATTACCAAGTTTCATCTGTACTTGCATTCCAGGCAGGAGAAATGTTTCTTGCGCTGTGATATCTGTAAATTTGATTGACTTCAAATTATCTGTTTGCCAGGCAAAACCAGTGGTGATAATAGCTTTTTGTAATGCATAACCTCGATAGTAAAACTGATCGCCAGCGGCGCCCGGCATCATTAAACCACCAAGTTCAGCAGGTAGCGGGACTTTCCTCGATCCAGATGAAACACCTTTGTATTGAGCTCTTTTTAGAAAACATTTAATCAAGTAGACATCCCCAGGTGTCTCCGTAGGTCTACCCGAAACAACTGTTACCGTGCTAGATGCAACAATCCTCAGCCTCGTATTTGCGTAACTAAGCAGAGGACTGGCCATTGGGGCTTTATGTCTAGGTTATTCTGCCGAGCAGTTATGATTTCTATTGTCGTAAGAAGATTTATCTTTGATACTTACTCCGTTATTTAGTTTTTGAAATGCTTTTTCATATTTTTTCAGGTATTTCAATGCATCCTCTCTGCTAAGAGCCTCTTGGGCTCCGCAAAGAGCTTTTTTCATTTTATTTCTTTGTTTATCTGGGTTCATAAGCTTGGATACCAAAAAAAAGCGACCCTTTTCACGGAGTCGCTTCATTTGGGCTTTTGTAGCTTTCTTGATCTGCCTTAGACGCGCTGATGCCTGACGGCTTTTATCGTTGCGCCTGGGAGCTTCTGAAGGCCTCTCCCAGCGTTTTAGACGAGGCATTTGTTTGCTCCATTGCTAGCTGCCAACGCAGATAAACGTGAGCTTCGATTTTCTGCTGTTTTTTGAGTTGTTTTTAGATGAGAACGAGTTCGGCCATAGCGGTCTCCAACCTGTGTATTGTAGCAGATGCTACGACTTAGAGGTTTGACAGGGACGATAGTCCTGTCCACGGTAGACCAGATGACGAGAAGCATCATGATGGATTTGATTCCACCATGCTTTGTACTCTTCCTTGGGCACGCTGATGTCGTATTTGACACCACGATAAGTGGCAATCGACATGACGAATCTCCTTAACAGGGTTAAAGAGCGTTCCTTCAGTCGGCGTGTGCGTTCGCTGTTTCCGAATAGCGAATGAACGATCCGTTCCGCGTCGGCTTACTTCCGCCCCAATAGGGGTGAACGTAACCTATTATACCGTTTACTCATCAATATCGAACTTACTATCCAGCTCAAGCCAGATAGCCGATAGAATCTCATCGACTAAGTGACCTTCTGTAGGACTGTCCGAGTGCTTATACGCACGTCTAATACCATGCTGGACGCCCCTCTCGAGGTAGTCTTCAAGAATCGCTCTGAGCTTGTATCTCATGCTCGGCAATGACTTTATTAGCTTCCTCTAGTATAGCAGTTATGAACATCTCCGCCGTCCAATCATTTAAAGCACATTCAATTGGATCATCTGGATCCCACAAAATCTCAAGGCCACCATCTTCAAGTCCCTTAACTTCAATTGTCATTTGTCTTTCCGCAATAAAGGAAGAATTTGTACTCGGCGTAACCTTGAGGTTCCCAACGAACAATATCACACCCTGCATACTTGTCAACCACCCTAAATCGGGGTGGTTCCACCCCCTTCTGGGGTGGTTTCAGTTCATCTAGTATATGTGAAGCAATTGAAAAGAGCATCCCAAGGACGAATCCGGTCAATAATCCAGCGCCGTAACAACTTCTCATTAATCCAACCAGGGCTCATTGCCTCTAATAACATGATTGGCACGACCAATACGGACCTCGAAACTAAATTTTCCAGCGCTAATTAGGATACTTAAAGCATCCGCCATACCGCCTGAGATCATAGCACAAAAGTATCTACTGTAATCGTACCATCCAAAATACAAGCTGATCAACGTAAAACGCTTAAAAATCAACAATTCAAGCGTAAAATCAGTACCAAAATCCTCTTCACGGCTAAATTTAAAAAGCTTCACCGCGTTCAATCCGTCTGGACTCTATAAACTTACCATTTTTAAAGTGGATTTTTAACCTTGGCCAATCCTCCCAAGTACCATTCCAGGTTTCAGGATAAACTTCAACATATCCTGTAATATAATACGGCTCAACACGGCCATGATCGCCAGTTGGCACCCATCGATAATTCAAAAACTTCATAATTTCTTTATACTCTGGATCACCTTTTTCTATAATTTCAAAAGTATGAGTACTTCGATACGTCATTACATAAAGGTGGCCCGCCGGAGAAAGCCAAAAATAGCTCATTGAGCCACCAATGCCATGCTGATCTAAGTCTTTTGTCTGACAAGAGACATCAGTAAACTCTTCACCTAAATCATAGCTTGAACGGAAATAATCAAACATGCCCATCGTCTTCACCATGGAGAAGTTCATTAATTTCAAGCGCCCTTTCTAGGTCAAATGGCACCAATTCAACCCTACCTGCATCGATTTCACTCATTTGCTCTTGCAGATACTCTAAAAAGTCCTTTGGCAGCGTTTCGTCCTCACCCAAAGAGAACCAAAACCAATCCTGACAGGATTCAAACGGGTCATCCTCTTTTAGTAAGACATAATCATCATAGTTTCCGGCCATTAAGTCCTTCCACATACGAAAAGAGGAGCGGATACCCCTCCATCCCGTTGGGATCACATGCCTGAAGTAATACTCAGCCAGGTTCATAGCCCTGATTCTCCTTGCTACTACAGTTTACGCTTTTATGTATCTCCTTACGCTTTCTGACAGTATCCGCTTCTTGTTAAATTTCCGCTAATTCGTACTCCTTGACAAGTTTGTCCATCATTTCCATGTCTCTCATGTCATTGAAAGCAAGACCACAAGCACCTTTCGTGATCGAAAACTCGCCATAACCCATCGCGGAGAGGACTTTAGAGAACACTGAAAATAGTTGATGACTAGACATGTCCGAAGGATCAACCTCTATCTCAAACTTGTAGTCACAAACGGAGTCGTCGATGTCTGAGATCTAATTGCCAGTCGTCGTGTAAGTAATTTTTAATTTGTCTTGATGTAATGCCCTAAAGATCCAGTTTCATCTACTGAGCAATTGTATACGGGTGCTCCTCTTTTTGATATTCCTCTGTAATCTTTGTTAGCGGTTTCTGAAAATCCTCGGGACATTCTGCTAGCGTTACAGGCTCATAGCCTAATTTCTCGTAGAAGCCAACCCCCTTGTCGACTGCACCTAGATAAAGGCAGCTCATACCCATATGACTCGCAAAACCCTTGACTGCATCCGTCAAAAAATTCCCAATCGGAACAGACCACAGATAACTGCTTCTATTAATCTACCTCATCTACAACCAGGAAGCGACGTTTTGCGGAATCCAAGATTTTGATTTTATCCTGATATTGTTTAATTGCCCTATCAATGACATAACCTATATCAGCCTCTAATTCGTCAATCATACCCTTGTCAAGATACTCAAAGATTGCCCAAGAAAGAAGGCGCTCAAGATGATCGTCGTGGCTGCGGCTCATTAGAAAAATGCTCAACAGATGTAGGTTATTAGTTCTTTTGCTTTCGTCAACCTCATTACAGATTAATATCTCTTATCGGCCAACATAAAAAAAGACCCCAGTTTCCCGGGGGCTCCCTCGTCTCCTCGCAAAGTTTACGCTACTTTCTTCGGCGGAGCAATGTCAGGAAGAAAACCTGGCACCAATGTTGAGAAATATTAACTACCCTTACACTTCATACAGCCCTCTATCTCCCCCTCTAAATACTTCGCATACCCACTATTCATCTTCCTAAAACATCCACACCCATTACACCATACATCCACTAACTCCTGTGACTCCACCCAATTAATGAGCTCCTGTACAAGTGGATCTGCCTCAGGATGACTGCTCATGATCGATACAATGGCGTAATCCCACTATTACCTCTACTACTCATTATTACTAAACAATCCCCAAATATTAACCTTAATTCATAAGAAATTCTATTCTTTTCATCCTTGGCTGCCTGCTTCGCTCCACCTCCACTTACATCCCATTCTAATACATCCGCCTTACTTAATATCTTGCCCTTATTATCATCCGTATAAGCATCCCTCTCCGCATCATTCGCATCATCCCAATCATCTAATAAATTCTTCGCTCTACTAACTAATGTACTACTCCTAACACCTATCTCATTACAACAAACAATAACCTCATTTAAACTATACTCACTTACCCCAACACCACAAGCAATTAATATCCTCTCAGGATCACTGGCAACCCACCCTAATCCAGCACTTAAAGTCGCCATTAATTGCCTTACTCCATCCTATTCTTCCCATTCTATACTCCCTATTATATACTATTTATATCATAACCCTTATTCTTCCTATATTACTTCCTCTTGCTGGTATAATGATGTCATACCCTATAAATAATATGCACTACTTCTCTTACCCCATAGCCTTAGCTTCCTCCCTTAATCAATCCAATACAATCGCATCATCCCAAATCCTTCAATTAATGCACCATAACCTCGGCTTTGACTTCTCTAAAAAACTTATCCTCCGTATCCTCCCACTCCTCTCCCCTCAACAACGCTCCCTCCTTCAATCCCTCTATTAATCATGACCTCTAACCCTCAATCACGTCGCACAGATCCTTCCCCCTCCCTATCTCCCCTCTCTATATCCTCCCTGCGTGATCTCCAAATCATCTCCGAAATAAATGCCCGTATAGCCTCTCATGAACTTCGCGTATCTCTCATCTCCACACTCATCGGTATTCCCCTCCTACTAATTAATCTCCTCCTCTTTGTCGACCTGTATCGGAAATTTTCACAGATTTTGTGAGCGGATAGTCAGGCAAATGAAAAAAACCCCACGGGGGTGGGGGGTAAGTGTATATTTAAAATCACTAATACGTCACCGGTTGCCATGCATTAACGCTCTTAAGTTCATCCCACATCTCTTGCAGGTCTCCAATCAGATCGTTGATCAGTCTCACCTCCTCGAGGGAGCGGCCATGCATGTGCTTAAGAAGCCTGTCGTTGCAGTCTAAGACGGCGAACGTATAGGCCTGACGTTCCCTGCCACTGCAGGCTGCATAATAACCGTGCTTATCGGTGAGCTCTTCCAGGTGGTGCTTGATGGCAGACATTGGGATGATCCCTTGAGGTCCCACCTATCCTACACGCCCTGCCGCTGCCCGTCAACGTTGTATCTTTATGTAATCAATGGCCAAGGCAGCCACCCATGGGCTATGATAAGAGAGTCTACAAGGCAACATGCCAATGAATCACCGCACTATCGTCTCACAGATCGCAGATCGTGCACAGGAGGCCCGCGAAGACTTCCACTACAATTACCTAATCAACTGGGGTCTTCCCTGGCTGCTAGTATCTTCCCTCAAAGATCTTCCCGATTTTGCTGATACTGTGCTGTATAAACATAAGGAGTCATCAATCCTTGAAATGTTCACACGCTATGGTATACTTTACACTTTGCAGCAGTTGAACAACGAAGCGAGAATCTATCTCGATTGATATAATCAACTGCCCCTAGTACATCCGTACTAGGGTTTTTTAGTGTTTGTTTTTCTGTGAACTTTCGTAACAATAAGCAATCCTGATTGGTAGGTCTTGATTGATTAGTAAAACTTATGATCGTGAGCGACGGTCAAGACTTGCCCGTTGTTCACAATCACGCCCGCAATTACCCCAGGGACTATCCCATGAACATCACCAGTAAATCCACTAAGACGGAGATCCTGGCCGCCTACAACGCTCTCCTGAAGCAGCAACAGGCGCAGGTTATCACCGCACCTTTGGTTGCATCGACAGCGAAGGTGGTCTATCGCGAGAGCCTGGTACTAGCACAGGATGTTTATAAAAGCGCAACCTTCTTGTGTCAATGGATCTCGCAGATAGTTGACATTCTACGTCAGCCCGTTCTACGATGATGATCGTGAGCGACGGTCAAGACTTGCCCATTGTTCACTGTCGCGCTAGGCCTTGGGCTTGACACCATCCGCCAATCCGCTACAATAAAAAAGCAACCAGGGAACATCCCATGAAATTTCTTGCCTTCTGCGCTGGCGTCTCCCTTGCTGGCCTTGGTCTTCTGAGTGCTACTGCTCAGCACCGCATCGACGCAGCCTCTGAACGCCGCCTGGCTTTCGAGTGCCAGCGTCTCGGCCCTGAGGCTTCGAACGTTCTCGTCAAGTGCGCCAACTACTGAGAGACCTTGCAATGACTGACCTTCACAAGTACAGCGAAGCCCTAGACGCCGCCTGGGAAGCCATGGAGGAGGCGATCTGCTCACTCCAGAACCTCAATGACATGGTATGGACCGAAAGTGGCGAGCTGCCCGAGAATCCTGAGAATCGCGCACCGCGTGCTGATGCTGCCCTACTGGTGGCAAAGCTCAAGGAACTCAAGTATCAGGTAGAAACGTTCGACGCGGCCAAGGCTCCCAGCCAGTTGGCACCAGTTCTTCCCCAGCTTTATCATCCCTTCCTGCGGGCGTGAGCGTGAGCGACGGTCAAGACTTGCCCATTGTTCACTATCGCTAAACCTTTACCCGCCTTACTGCCTCATCGACGCCCCATTGCAGGTCGCTCAATAGGTCAGCGATGGTAGAAACGGTACAGGCCTCATCCCACGCATCGTCAGATGCCTCAGTGCGTAGCTTATCGAAAACCTCGATCTGATAGGCGATCTCATCGAGGATGCCTGCGAAGGCTGCGTTCAGTTCAGTTGCGGTCATGGGATACTCCCTTTGAATGGTTCAATTGTAGCGCATGAT